ACACAGGGGGCAGTTAAATTGCCCCCCCTTCGTTATACCCGAAGGGCCGAGCGGGTCCCATATCGCACCTCCCCTAACCTACAAAAGTATCCAGACGACCGAGAAATATCGTAAATAAAAAATTCCCCCCAGAAAAAATCATGAGAAAAGGTCAAAAACTTTCTATGGGTACTCGCAGATGGCAAGCTATCCAGGAACGAAAAATGCTTCGTAAATTCTATGAATTCCAAAAAAATTCCGTGGCAAAAAATCGCCCGAAAAGGTCGTCCAATAAATATTCAAGTAATGATAATTTCATTCAAATACTGAAAATGTTATGGAAAATGATTTCAAAGATTTTACAACGATTTTAGATAACTTTGATGCCTTCTGCGACCAATTTGAAAGTCGCGCCGCTGAGGCATTCATGAGAGGAGATAATAATGGAAACGTCGTCAGAAAAGCTACAGAAAAACTTGGAGGAGAAACTCCTAGTGCTGTCACAGAGATTGGAGAGCTTGGAGCAGAGAGTGACACAGATGGAGAGACCGACGATTGCGTATAAGCGCCCCTCGGGGGATGATTACGAAACATTGTCGAACACTCTGGATTATCTACATAATAATATCGAAGGAATTAAAAAAGATTTACTAACAATTGCAAAAGCAGTCTGATGGCAGTACCCTGGATTAATCTCTTAGCACCATCGATGGGCGGAATTGGTCCAATCGAATTGGAAGATTTTTCAAAATTACAGAGACTGAAGAACGTGAACGGCGTACCATTTTATGCTGGAAGATTTTATCCGAAAGATTCAGATGCGATCATCAGTGAATTTACATTAGGTTTTTTTTCCGAGACCCCTCCCTGGCTTACGTGGGAAACTATTAAGAACACTCAGATTTGGATGGTGCCAAATCTACCAAACGAAAGAGTATTATCAACAACCACTAAGGTCACTCGAATTGATCTATGGCCAAGGGACGATGATGATGATCCCGACACTCCTCCACCAATCACATTCACATCTTGGGACACTCAGATGCAAAACGGATTGTGGGGGAATTATTTTGGGAATCAAACTCCGAGCAACGATACGATTGATCCTGGTATTATTGTAACGCAAAACGTATTACCTCCTTTACTCTTTGCTGGTTATATTGCTATTTCACAGATCTCTGGGTATGTCTCCGAGTATGGTTTTTATGATCAAGAGTTCATGACTGTGAATAGCATGAAGTATGGTCAATTCCAATATCAAGGTAGAGCTAGAGCATATGATGAAAATAAGTTTCTAGGTAAAGAAGAAGAGTATCAAGAAATTTGGAGATACAGAACTGATGGTCTATGGATCAAGAAGGACGCCACAATAACTCCTGGAGTTGCACTAGAATTTCCAAATGGTACAAATGGTTATCCAAGTGGTGGTTATTATAAGGAAGTGCTAGTAAGTGCAGATCAATATAAGAACTGGGCAGTTAGTGATAAAACGCAAGGGAAAAGATATGGGAATGATAAGTGGGATTATTATAGTCAGGTAAATGATGGTCCAGGTGGATTATGTCAATTACCTCAAGTTGGTGTAATTGCTGGTTACAAACCGACGCAACTTGACACATTAGTTTACACAATAAAGGTATCCTGCGTGAGTGTAATCCTTCCAAATGAACCTCTTCCAAATAATGTATCGGATGCACTCGTATCTTTACAAGACGAAGCAATACAAACCTTTGGCGCCAACGTTAATAACAATATCTGGTACTTCTACTTACCAGTACGTTATAATGGCGATCTACAGGCAGAAAGAGTTAATTACCTGTTTCAAAGGGCAGCAATAAATATTAATGAAAATCTTTTGTGTAAGCAAGAAGACTATCAAGAGGGTCAAATCTAATGGCATTTACACCAATAGCTTTACATGGTCAAGGTTTTTATGGAACTCATGATATTCATATTCCACCAACTTTCAATACACCAGGAATTGCATTTTCTGCAGATGTTGTAGTGAATGGAAGATTTGTTCATCGATATTTGGATCGATCAGAGTTACACACCATTCCCCCACCACTACCACCGACAAAGCACCCAGAGTTCATTATAAGCGGCATAAGACCCGATATACTAGTAAATGGTAGACCAGTAGCACAATTAGGTGCAACGTGTACTACAGGGTGTCCAGTGGTGTTATCGAGTGTTACTGTATTCATGGGTGGAGGTATACCTTCGCCTGAAGCAATAGTGGAAGATGGCAATCCAGGTGTAGCTTCAACAAAAGAACCTTTCCCACTTACAGATTGGGCTAATGCAATGGAATGGTATTCCAGCGGATTGGGATAATATTAATAATGTGCTATAATATAAAAGTCTATTGAGAGAAATATGGCAAAATCAAAAATCGGTCTTACAAAACCAACTTACATCGAGGGAGCACCGAAAAAAACACGACAGGGACGTTCTGCACGTACACACTTAGGGGCAAGTTCACGTAATGGTCGTAGGAAGAAATATCGTGGTCAAGGTAAAGGTTAAATAAATATTTGAGAGATAGTAACCTCTCTAAAAGTTCTGGAAACAGATTTTAGAGAGGTTTTTTTACATGGGATTATTTCCAGTAGATAAAAGTAATGATTTTATTGAAGAAGGCATGACTTTGATTACTGAGACTGATAGTGAAAAGTATTTGAAGCAGCATAAAAAAATGAAAAGGAAGGAAGAACTTTATCCTATTCCAGAAGATCGCTATAGTAAAGCATGTGGCGGTGCTGGAGGATTTGATGATTTTGTAGAACGTTGGCACGAGTGAATAAATAATAGCAGCCTTGCTGTGTCTAAATGCCTGAGTTTCAGACGTTCAAAGATTTGAGCGTTACTTTTAAGAAGCACCCAGTTACCGATGATCTTGTCACGGTAAAGGATAAAGCTGCCATAACGCAGTCTATAGTCAATTTGCTTCTTACTAACAAGGGCGAAAGATTATTCCAACCCCTTATTGGATCTGGAATTTATCAATCACTATTTGAACCATTAGATTATGCAACTGCTGGTTTAATTCAAACTGAAGTTACTCTTGTCATTGAAAGATATGAACCAAGAATTCAAATTGAAAGTGTTATGGTTGAACCAGATTTTGATCAAAATGGTTATTCAGTTGAGATAATGTATGTTATACGCGGTAGAGAAGACACACCAATAGGAATCGAATTCTTTCTAGAGCGTACTCGATAATGCCATACACTCAATTAGCTAATCTAGATTTTAATGACATTAAACTTGCTCTGAAAGATTACCTCAGAGGTCAGGCAGAGTTTACTGATTATGATTTTGAAGGATCAACCTTAGCGAATTTAATCGACGTACTTGCTTATAATACGTATTACACGGCGTTTAACACCAACATGGTAGTCAATGAACTATTCATTGATTCTGCCACTTTGAGAGACAATGTGGTGGCGCTGGCAAAGCAATTAGGATATAGACCAAAAAGTGTAACATCGCCAACTGCTTATATTACGTTTACTGTTGCTTATGCTAATCCTACGACGGATACACAACTTATTCTAAAAAAAGGAACTGGTTTTGTAGCAACGTTTGATAATTTCTTATATCAATATCTTGTTACAGAAGATGCCAAAGCATCTGTAGTCAATAATTCTGCTACATTCTCGAATGTATTACTAAGAGAAGGAAATCTACTTACAAATACATTTACGGTCAACACAGCGTTAAAGTCACAGAGATTTGTTTTAGATAACGCAAACATTGATACTAATACAATTAATGTTAAAGTTTTCCCGACAGGAAGTGGATTTTCCGAACCATATCTTATTTCTGATAATATTATTGGAGTGGATGGATCATCTAAAATATTCTTCCTTAATGAAATTGAAGATCAGAGATATGAATTAATTTTTGGTGATGGTATATTAGGAAAAAAATTACCAAACGGTGCTGTAGTAGAAGTATCTTATGTTGTAACTTCTGGACCTGCTTCAAATGGAGTTAAAACATTTGTTTTCTCGGGCGTAATAGAAAATCAAGATGGTGCATCACTTGGTCAAAATACAATCACTGTTAATTCTACAATACCATCTTCTGGTGGAGAAGAAATTGAATCGATTAAGAGGATTAAATTTAATGCTCCAAAAACTTATGGGACACAAGATCGTGCTGTAACCTCCCAAGATTACTCTGCTCTTATTCGTAACATTTATCCAGCTACAAGTGATGTGATTATTTTTGGTGGTGAAGATCAAGTTCCACCAGAGTATGGAAAAGTATTCATTGTACTAAAACCAAAAGATGCAGCATATCTAACAGCTTTCACAAAAAAAGAAATCCTTGCACAACTTAGGAAGTATTCAGTTGCATCAGTTCAACCAGTTATTGTAGATCCATCAATTCTCTATATCGAATTGACTAGTAAGATATTTTATGATG